TCTGAGAGGATCTGCTCCAAAGACGGCTATGTGTTGATCAAGGTGGCCGAACGCGATCCGTACACCGGTTTCCCGACAAGATACAAGCTTAAACATGTTCATATCTGGGAGCAGGCACACGGTCCTGTGCCGGCCGGCCATGTGGTCATCTTCAAAGATGGGGACAAGTTGAACTTCCAACTGTCGAACCTGATGCTGGTAACCAGGGCCGAGCTGTTCATGCTGAATAAGCACGGATACAAAGAAGTTCCCGGGGAGCTCAAACCGAGCGTCATGGCCTTGGCGCGGCTTGAAGTAAAAACATTTATGAAAGGAAAAGACAATGGCTATTGAAACGAAAACAAAGGATTTAATCAGATATTGTCGAAACATAGTCAAAATACATGAAAATAGTCAACAAAAAGAGCCAGATGTATATTTAAACGAAAAAAGGAAAAAACCTTTTTTATATGGAATTATGAAAAAAGAACTAATTATTCTGATGGAGAAATGGCGCAAATTGGCCGCCAGGCACAATGAGCGGGTATGCCACTATGAAAATGTGGTGAAGGATGTAGCGATGACAAATTTTCATCGGGCCGCTTCAAGAGTCTGTATGAATTGTGCCGACGATCTTGAAAAAATAATCAAGGGACTTTAGTCCATTCGCTTAAATCCGTTGGTTGGTCGATCGATGGCAGGGCATCCCATTCATTGCAAGTGGTGACTTGCATATAGACATCATCGGCGGCTGCCACAGGCGAAAGATATGAACCCAGTTTGTCGTCATGGATCCAAAGATCGAAAACACCGGATTCGCCCGGGCGGATCTGGAACGTTCCGATTTGGGTTTTATAGTACCACACAATGAACCTCCTTTTTAGATGAATTAAGGAACCGTTATCACATGCGAAAAATGACTGCAAATTGTTACCGCTTGACAAACAACCACAACCTGTGGCACGCTGGGGGCGTCAAAATACAGGAGCGCCCCCGGCCTACGGTAAAATCCGGCAACGAAAGGGGGTTAGCTGTTTTAAGGGATTATTGTGTGCCTGATCCGCCAGTACCGGCAACGGCTGGAGCGCTACCTGTAGCGTTGACACGGATCGGGCACTTTTGTTTTGGTGCCCCTGTGATTAACTGTCAAAATACAGGAGGTTCCACCATGTCAAAAAACCCCCGGCGCAGATCTGCGCCCAAGGCGATCCCCTTTCCCAAAGGCACTATTCAAGTTCCATCCAAACCCGAAACCCCATCCGACGAAGACACGTTGACGGAGCGCGCCCTGTCCCTGACGCTTCATGTGGTGGGTAAAATCCACGGTTACCCGGACCATGCGGTGCCGCATCTGATCGAAACGTTCTGGAAGGTGCGCGCCATTATGGGCGAACTCGACACAGAGGAGGTGAATCCATGACAAACGCTAAAATGGAAGTGGCCACGGTCGATTTCCACGGCGATCAACTGATGGCCATCGAGAAAAACGGTGAAAGGTTGGTGCCCATGCGGCCCCTGGTTACGGCCATGGGTCTGGAGTGGAAGGTGCATCACAAGATGGTGATGAGAGATATCGTTTTGAGTTCAACTGTCTCCATAACGGAGACGGTTGGGGCCGACGGCAAGGTCAGAGAGATGGTCTGCCTCCCTCTGCGGTACCTCAACGGCTGGCTGTTCAAGATCAACGCCGCCCGTTATCTGGATCCGGAGAAGCGCGATACCATCATCCAGTACCAGAAAGAGTGCTACCAGGTCCTTTTTAACCACTTTCACCCGGCCGGCGACCCGGATCCGCGCTACAACTCCCTGGACCAGGTGGCCAAGGATTCCAAAGCCATCACCATGCTGTTCAAATCGCAGATCCAGATCGCCAAAAGCATGGGCATGGGCCGCAAGCGTGCCGTTTTGAGCGCCAATGCGGCTGTCGAGCGCATGACCGGCCACGACTGCATCAAAAGCCTGGAAGCGGAGCGTTTTTTCGATGCGCGGGCGTATCCGGCCGCGGGCGAGGCCGACCGCTACGATTATGAGGATGTGGCGGCCGATTTCGTGACGACCTGTTGCGTGGTGGAGCCGGGGGCCCAGGTGGGCGCCTCGGTGTTGTACGAGGCCTATACCAATTTTTGCCGTGAAAGCGGATTCGCCAAATTGATTCTGTCCCAGCGCCGCTTCGGCCAAATCATGGGGGCGCGTTTCGAAAAGGTAAAGAGCGGCATCGTGCGCTACATCGACATCCGGCTCAAAAAACCGGCATTGATTGCGGTTTGAACGCAAAGTGCATGGCGCTAAGCGCATAGCACAGAGCACAAAGCAAAACCAAACATCATCAACCCGCTATGCGCCATGCTCCATGCGCTAAAGGAGGGAATTATCACCAAAACCAAACCATCATCCGACATTGAGGTCCTGACCCGGGCCAAGGAAAAGGCCCGGGTCAGGGTCGAGGAGGATCCCAACGCCGGCAACCTGGCGGCGTTGGAAAAAGCATCCCGGATGCTAAGCGGCGCCGAGGATGAGCCTTTTTTCGATGACCGCATGAAGGCTCTGAAACATTTACAGCATCTCGGCTACGGGACAAACAGGGGGATCATCCAAAAAAGCAAGCTATACAAAGATGCGGCTCCCGGACCGAAGCAGCTTTTAAAAGTCCAACCCGATGGAAGCGTACTCGAAAAAGATCTCATGGTTTACATTACGGTGGCCGGGTTAAAAAAACCGGACCGGCCCGGCGGCGACGCCCCCGAGATCCTGGCTAAAAAAGCCCAGGCCGAGCTGGACAAGATCCTGGAGCAGACCGAGGAGATCCGCTTTAAGCGTGAAGTGAATCAGGGTAAATACATCCTGCGGACCGCTTTCGAGCAGGAACTGGCCGCGCGTACGGCGGTTTTGGAAGCCGGCCTGCGCTACATGGCCCAAACCCGAATCGCGGACTGGATCGCCCTGGTGGACGGCAATATCAAAAAACGGCCCCGCCTCCTGAATACCATCAACGAAGATCTGGACGAAAAGCTGAACGAGTTCGCCACCATGGACCGATATCAGGTGATCGTTTTGGAGGATGAAACGGAGGCTCATAATGTCTCTTGAAACCACATCGATTACGGTTACGAAGCCGTCCTGGCTCCCCCCGGGTCTGCAAGCGCAGTTGGCTTTGGAAGGCCGCATCGAGATCACCACCGGTTTCACTCGCGCCGAAAAGAAAGTCCTGCGCAAGCGCAAAAAAATCCCTGCCAGCGCCTGGGCTGAACGCCACCGCATGCTCACTGCGGGGCCGTTGCCGGGGCCCTGGAAAAACGAAGCCACGCCCTATTTGGCCGGCATCATGGACGCGGCCTTCTTCTCATCCGTGCAGACGATCATCGTATGCGCCGCGCCCCAGACGGGCAAGTCCGAATCGGTGCACAACTGCATCGGATATGTCATCGACCGCGCCCCGGGTCCGGTCCTGTACGTCTACCCGGACCGGGATACGTCGCGCGAAAACTGCAACGATCGCATTCAGCCCATGATCGAATCATCCCCGCGCCTGCGCTCCTATCTGACCGGGGTGGATGACGATGTCAGCAGCATGCGTGTCAATCTGTCGCATATGCCCATCTATCTGGCCTGGGCCCGCTCAGCCGCGCGTCTGGCCAACAAACCGATTCGCTATGTGGTTTTTGACGAATGCGACAAATATCCCGAGACGGCCGGCAAAAAAGAGGCCGATCCCATTTCGCTGGGTGAAAAACGGACCACCACTTACCGCTGGAACCGCAAGATCTGGAAGATTTCAACCCCTACGATCGAAACGGGTCCCATCTGGCTGGCCCTTACCACGGAGGCCCAGGCCGTATTTGACTATCATGTCAAATGTCCGGCCTGTGGCGTTTTGCATCTGATGACCTTTGAGCAGATCAAATGGCCCGAGGGCGAGCGCGATCCGGAGCGGGTCGTGTCCAAGGGCCTGGCCTGGTATGAATGCCCGCATTGCGACCAGCATTGGGGGGATGCCGAACGCGACCGCGCCGTACGCGCCGGTGAATGGCGCGAGCGCGAAAGCGGCCGGGAGCTTTTTGACTATCTGCAGGCGCAACGGCCGCGTAAGATCGGTTTTCACCTGCCAAGCTGGCTTTCCTTCTTCGTGAGCCTGAACGAGCCGGCGGCGGCCTTTTTGCGCGGTCTCAAAAACAAAAGCAAGCTCAAGGACTTTCTCAATGCCCATAAGGCCGAACCGTGGCGCGATTACACCGTGGAGCGCAGCGAGGATGCCATTCTAAATCTGGCCGACGAGCGCCCTCGCGGGCTGGTGCCGGCCGGTGGCAGCGTGGCCGGTCTCACCGGCGCGGCAGACACCCAGGCCAACGGCTTTTATTACGAGATCCGCGCCTGGGCCTACGGTCTGACCCGGGAGAGCTGGCAGGTGCGCGAAGGATTTGCCCCCACCTTTAAGGCCCTGGAGCAAATCATGTTCGACGACGAATACCGCGATGCAGATGGCCGCAAATACGTGGTGCAGATGCTGGTCATCGATGCCATGGGAGGCGTCGCGCGCGAGACACTCGGG